CGACCACTGGTCAGCGATTGCTTCATCTAAATTGATAGAGCCTCTTTGTGCCCTCTGTGCTCGTGTTGCCCAGCGATTATTAGTGTAAGAACCAATCCGTGTGGACTGTTGCATTAGTTCGCGGATGCGAATGACTGCAAACCACAGTGCCATTACGCAGTCTGTAGGGTTTCGTGTGTCTGGTTTCCAAGTAATCAACTCTTGAACTAATGTCTTAAGACCTTCAGAGCCTTCATTACTTGGTAGTTCAATCAGGTTGTTATCTTGGAATCGTCCATCTCGTGTGTTGCCGAACAGCATTGCCATTGACGCTACACCGAAAGAGGTGTCCCACTTGTTCTTGCCTGTAAAGTGTGAGTTCAGTTGACATCCGTGAGAAGCAAGATAGTTTCTCAAGTTGTCATCTAGTGCATAAGCCTTCTGGTGTGCGTTGATTTCGATACGCAGTTCTTGTGGCTTGTACTTAACGACCCATTCTTCAATCAGGTCTTGAATCTTTTGTGGTGATGGCTCGGTCATATTGACGCAATCCAACACGTAAATCTTTCCATCAGCCTTGTTGTATGTGCAAACTACTGCACCTGTAGCACCTGCCATAGCAGGGTCAAGTCCAATGATGGTGTAAGCACCTTCAAGATAAGTAGGATGCCCTGGCACTCCAGCCTTTAGCGGACCTCGTTTTCGCATTCCGTTGACGGAACCTGCGATACAGGAAGGAGAAAAGATTGAGTCTTCGGTGACATCTTCTTGCTGGTAGACCATAGCCCATACCGATGGGGATACCTGAGAGCGACGCTTAAAGAGAGAAGGTCCATCCCACTTGGGATAATTTCCATTAGGTAGTACGTCGTCTTTATCGTTTTCCTGGCGGTCAGTTTCTGCCCATAGGGTTTTCCAGGCTTCAGGCTTTTCATCAAATTCTAAAACGGCTGGCATAGCGCAGTAGGTAAAGGGAGAAACTCCACCTGACCACTGCCCTGCATCTCGTAGCATCTTGTACAAGTCAACTGGTGCCACTCTGGTACCAACGATAATTAACTTACCGTGTCGACCAAGACGGGTGATAACTTCCTTCTGAAGCCATTCCATCTGTTTTTCCCACTCGTGGGCATTGGTACCCATCACAGCATCGTCAACGATAATCAAGTCAGCACGAGCACCGTAAATCTGAGAACCGATACCTAAGGCTTGGACCGTAGGGTCTTTCTCGCCAGAGTCGCGTCCTGTTCCCAGGTAAATCATATCTGCCGCCCACTGGGTAGCATCCTTCTGGTAGCCCCCATTAGGACCAAAGGCGGTCTGCATCTTCATATAGGCTGGGTGGCTAAGTCTGGTCTTGATTGCACCAAGGAACTTACGAGCCATACCCTGAGTCTTTGAGACAATGATGACTCGAATATTAGGGTTTGTGACGATTCGATAGGTCACATAGTTAGTCGTGATAGTTGTCGACTTGGCGTGCTCAGGCGGTACGTTAATAAGTACACGGTCAGGGTCGCTAGGTTCATACGTCATACCTGCGGGTTGCCATCGGGGTGGTACCCCATCGATTAGGTCTAGCCAGTTCAACTGGTGAGGAAACATCTTAGAGTCGAGAAACTGCTCACAGAAGTCGGGGAAGGAAATATCCTTGAGTTCCTTGAGGTCAGCCTTGATGCCTTTGCCAGCAAGTCTGGCTTTATCAGCCCGTTCCTTGAAGTCAGCATCCTGCATTGACCATTGTCTAAAGGTAACATCGTTACGACCTACGGCTGCCATAGCAGCGGTAATAGTCGCACCTTGCTCTAGGAGCAGAAGCATTCGCTCCTGGGCTTCCTTCTTGGATATGTTCTGTATCCCTGGCTTGCGCCCTCTGTTTGCCATTGTCAGTGTCCCTAATATCGGTCTAATAACGCTATTCGCCGAACGGCATAACTCTGGCGTTTACTCAACATTAGTTCAGTTACCCCTCTGGGGCTAAAAGTGCTGGTCAGAGTATATATTACCCCCCCGAATATAACAGAAAATTATGATGGAAGACATATACATACACCTGACTACGTTTCACAACACCCTGGGTCATAACTAAACACTGACATCCTTTTGTCTATTTGTCGACAATCATTCACTGACTAAGTTACCGACTGGTAACAAGCCCCGACGGGGGCATTTCATTTATAACATTTCTTTATAATGGAATTACGCAACATAAGTGTTGCTTAATTAATGGAATTTGAGAGAGGACACTATCTCCCCCTCCTTAATCCGACGGGGGGAATCATTCTTCAATTGTCGACATATCTACATTCTCAAGGGTTGGAATGGTGTGACGTATCTCACACGATTTAAGGGGTTTTGGGCTTGTGTTGGGGGAGGATTTTTGAGAGGATACGGGTATTAAGTCAGATTGGCTTAATACTTAAGACAGGGGCTAGAAATGAAACTAACAACTTTTGAACTAGAAGTAATCAAAACCGCACTAAACGCTGTGATGCCAGACCAAAAGGCATTAATCGCCAAAATGTGGCAGATGCAACTTCTAGCGATTGCAGAATTACAGGAAGAAGTTCTAGCAACAGCCAAGAACTAACAAGGCGAAACCCCCTAGGGGGTCTTGAGGTAGATGCCTCAACTGATGAGCCTAAGCAAATCGGACTTAAGACAGGAGAACAAAATGAACACAGCACTTAAGACACAAGAAAAGCCAAGCAAGGTTGAGGCACTTTCGACTCTAACAATCGCCCTAGAAAAAGCCCACAACATCATCAAGGAAGAAACAGGGGCACCTCGTGCCACTATCTTGGTAACCCGTGACCTCAAGGGAAGAAAAGGTCACTTCACCCACTTCCAACCTTGGCACGCTAACGGCGAGGCATTTCACGAGATTGCTTTCAATCTTGAACACTTCACAACAGCCGAGGAACTTCTCTCAACCTTAATCCACGAGGTTGCACATTCTCTTAACTTCTCAAATGGGATTCAAGATACATCAGCCAACCAATACCACAATGCAAAGTTCAAGGAACAAGCCGAGGCGTTAGGTCTTAAGACCGAGCAGACTAAGAAAGGATACTCAAGCACAACCCTCACCGAGTTCGGGGCTAAGCGATGGGCTAAGGCACTCAAGATTCTACGCCAAGCCCTAGAACTCACCGCGATTTCTAACGATGGCAACGCCAAGCCAAAAGGTAGAAACACCAACCTAATCAAGGCAATGTGCGAATGTCAGAATGTAATCCGCCTAAGTCGCGGGGTCTTGGAATCGGGTGTGACTTGCAACACTTGCGACGAGATATTCAAGGAGGCTTAAGACTTAAGACAGAAACAGCCCCCGCCTAGCGGGTACGGATTCAAAATCCAACGGGGGCACGAACTCTCAACCTAAGGTAGAGGGTTAGGTGTGATAGACATCACATCGAAAATGGTAAGCGATTACCCGATTCGATGGGAGAATTACACCAAGCAAGAACATAAAGGGAATCGTTCCCCTTGTGACTTAAGACAGGAGAAACAAAATGGAACCAACAGAGAACACAGGACGTGAGCAGTTCATCGAGGACTACACCCTAGTAATCGACAATGACCAAGATTCATACAATGAGATTATGGAAATGCCTGAGTTACTGGCGGGTAATATGTCGGGATTATCTGACAAGTTACGCGAACGCTTTGAAGAGTACATCGGGCAGGTAGTAGAACGCGAGAAGGAAAACGGACAAGAGGCAGGGGCTTTACTAATCTCTCAAATGCTGATGAACTGGGGAGCAGGAACCTTTGACAAGATAGCCAAGCACTACATCGGACTTAAGACAGAAGCAGAAAAGGTGGCTTAAGACAGAAGAAAAAAATGTGACGAAAGTCACAGCCCTAAATCTTGGAGAAAGCGCAGTGGTCGTGCCACTATTAGGGCACTAGGTAAGGGGTTGGCTCTTACCTTATATGAACAGGAGAATAAAGGTGGATACACCACTAACAGGAAGCCAAGCATTTATGCTTAACGGCTTGCTTGAAGCAGAAATCGCACGGCTTAATAAGTTCTTACTTAAGACAGAACAACAATGGCACCGCG